CGACTGCGGATCCTTGCGCTCGGCGTCGGGGTCCGCCGGCTCCGGTGCAGGCTCGCGTTCGGGCTCGCGTTCGGGCTCGGGCTCCGGGTCGTCGAGCTCGGGGTCGTCGAGCTCGGGGTCGTCGAGCTCGGGCTCGGGCTCCTCCAGCCGAGTCGGATCGACGACCGTGTCGGGGCTCCAGCCGTGCGGCCCGAAGCGCGCGGCCGCGATCGTCTCGGGGTCGAGCACGCCCATGTCGTGGTAGAGCAGGTCGGTCTGCGCCTGCTGGTGGCGCTCGTTGGTGCGCTCCTGCGAGGTCGGCTGGCGGACGGGCGGGAACTGCACGCTCCAACCCTCGGGCTCTACGCCGCGCGTCGGCCCGTTCTTGGCGAGGAACAGCAGCCGTGTCAGTCGCGCGACGCCGGGTTCGAGCTTGTCGGACTGGTAGGTCTCGACGCGGTCGTACCAGAGGCGGATGTCCGACTCGCCCGTGGCGTTCATCCCGGCGGGGCTCTGCCCGAACAGGACCGTCACGGGCATCTGCGCCGCGGCGGAGGTCCGGATCGCGCTCTGCGCGAGTAGCCCGTCGAAGCCCGAGAACTGCCGGTGGCGGAAGTCGAACTCCTCGCCGTCGGTGTCCAGGAGGATCGAGCGGAAGAGGCTGCGCGTCTGATCGGCGAGCTCGAACCGCGCCTCGACGTCTTCGCGGCGGCCGGCGCGGATGGACTGCATCAGGCCCTTGATCTTCCAGACGCCCTGGCTGCCGTCGGCCATCATCGCGCCGACGTCGTCCCAGATCCCGTCGTGCAGGGACAGCTTCGCCACGACCCGATCGAGCACGCTCAGGTCCCAGCCCAAGTTCTCGCGCCTCGTGCGGCGCGACGTGCGCGTGCCGCCGAACCGCACCACGCGACTGTGGTGCCACGTCGATCGCGCCGAGCCTCCCGACGCCCCGTGCTCCTGCACCTCGTACCGATCGGGCTCGCCGAACCGGGGGCTGCCAGGGTCGTCGTCGACGTCGACGGGCACGACCTCCGTACGGTCGACGACGCGCAGCCACTCGATCTCCTGCAGCGTCGACTCGTCGAGCGGCTCCGACGAGGGGCGCCCGTCGACGGCGCCGATGAGGATCAGGCCGCCGCCGAAGAGCTGGCCCCACGTCGCCGCCTCCTGCACGCACGCGGCGAGACCGAGCCGCTTCTCCTCGCTGCGGACGGCGCGGCGGATGGTCTGCGCTTCGCGCGCAGGCGACGCGTCGTCGCCGGCGCTCGGGGCGTCGAGCTGCAGCTGCCAGCCGTGCCGCAGCCCCCACTCGGGCAGGGCCGTCACGATGGTGTGGGCGAGGTCCGAGTAGTCGAACAGCGAGCGCAGGTGCTGGTGCTGCATGCGCACCCCGCCGGCCCACAGCATCCCCGCGCGCTTGTCGCGCGCCGGGTCGCCCTTGCCCGTCGCGGGGTTCCACCAGCCTCGGATCGTCGCCAGCGCGTCGCGGCGCAGCTTCGTCAGTGGGCCCTCGGGCTCCTCTACTGCCATCGCTTCACAGCCTCCGAGAGCCCCTCGAGGAACGCAAATCCGGGGCCTATCAGTACCTGCGCCGCGGCGCTGACCGCGTCGATGATGTCGTCGTGCGCGCCGTCCGGAAACGCGTCCGCCTCCGCGAGTACTTCACCGGTCCACGGCGCGCGCTTGACGTAGACGCGGCGGTGGTCGACCTCGCGGCTCCACACCTTGGCGAAGTCGAGCTTCGCTCGCCCCTTGCGCTTGGGCCCCTCGACCGGCGAGCTCGCCGAGTGGATCACCTCGGTCGGGAACCCCGCCAGGACGTCTTGCGTCGTCTCGGTGTCGACGATCCCCGCGCCGCCCGGATCGCGCCAGAGCACCACCGTGCACGCGGGCCCGTCGCCGGGCCACGCCCGGGCGCTGCTGTCCGTCGCGCCGACCGCGCCGACCTCGCCGCCGTCGAGGGGGATCAGGTCGCCGCCGGCGGCCGTCTGCCGGATCGCCCGGAACACCCGCGCGGGCCCATCGCGGAGCGACACGAGGTGGTCGATCCACAGGTATCCGCCTTCGCACAGCGACACCCGGACTCCTCGCGTCCAGTCCGGATCGGGGTAGTCCGCCGTCGGCGGCCGCGCGCCCTTGTCCCAGGCGCGCACCGTGCGCAGGATCCGCGCCGGCGGCGCGTCCGCGACGACGAAGTCCTCGCGACGGAAGACCAGCCCCGCGCCCTCGCGGACGTCCCAGTTGCCCCCGCGGGCCTCGTCGCCGAGCAACCGCTGGCGATCGACGCGCGGCAGGCCACGGAGGAACGCCCGATAGGTCGGGTCGACAAATCGGTTGTCGGCCAGCCGCGCCGCGATGAAGGTCAGCGACAGCGGCGCCGCGTGGGGGTGGGCTCGCAGGGCCTCGGCCTTCGAGTCGTACCAGTAGATGCTGTCGTCCTGGCGCACGAGCCAGCGGATGACGCCCGAGCGCTCCTCGATCGGGTAGCCGTCCGACCCGATCCACCAGTCGAGCAGCGTCCGCAGAAAGCTATCCGGGTCGGGATTGCATGTCCCCCGCATGTACGGCCGGACCCCGCAGCTCGAGCGCAAGCGGCTCAGCAAGAACCAGAACTGCCGCTCGGTGAAGGTCTGCAGCTCGTCGAAGCCCACGTACGCGTACTGCCGCCCGCTGTGGCTCGTGACGTCGCGCTCGCGCTGCAGGTGACGGAACTCGACCCGAGCGCCCGAGTCGAACGTGACGTCGAGGTGGGCGCCCTCGCGGAAGCGTCCGCCGAGCGCGCGGTACAGCGGCTTGGACTCATCCCACAGGCCGCCCCCGCCGGTTAGCTCCGGGCCGGTTCGGCGAAACAGGATCGCCCGGTACGTGCCCAGGTGAATCCACTTCGCCGCCTCGTAGATCAAGGCGAAGCTCTTGCCGCCGCCGGCGCTCCCCCCGTAGACCGCGATGTCCGCCGAGCACTCCGCGAACTGCGTCTGCGGCCCGGGCTGCGGTTCCCACCGTGTCGGCTCCTCGTACGTCTCGGCCGGCGCGGCCACGCTCACTCCGGGGGCGGACCGCGGCCGTTGCCTCGCCACACCACGATCGCCGCGCCCGAGCTGTTGTCGGGGATCGGCAGGTCGGGCAGGGAGTTGCCGAGCGTGTGCCAGTAGCCTCGCATCCGGCACAGCGACTCGCCCGCGCGGATCATCTGCGTGGGCGTCGCACCCTCCTGGCCCCGCAGGATCGCGGTGAACCGCTCCTCGATCTCGCGCCGATCGGCGACCGCGGCCGCGCGCGTCTTCGCTCGAGCCACCGCCAGGGCGCGCTGGACATCCTCGCGGGCGAGCACCGCGGCCGCGCGGTCGCGGAGGCGCTTGCCCGAGCTCTTGTAGCCCGCGATCCGGGCCGCCTCGGTGGCGTTGCCCGCGGCCTCGCCGACGTACGCCGCCACGAACGCCTCGTGCCGTGCGCTGAGCTCGGGCGGCCGGCTCGCGGCGAGCTCCTGCACCTCCTCGAGCTCCGACGCTGGCGCTGTACCCTCGGCCGCGTCCTGCACGCGCGCCATCTCCGCGAGGACCTCGGGCTCTCGTAGCAGCCGCGAGGCGGTGACCTTCAAGGTCTGTTTGTCGCCGCCGTAGCCGGCGCGCCGGGCGGCGTCGATGCCCGTGCCCTTGCCTCGGTACAGCTCGGCGAACCGCCGCTGCTTGTGCGTCAACGCCACCGGCCCGAGTGTGCCCGCCCGGCGAGGTCCCGGGCGAATCCGGAGCCGTCGCCGGTTAGCACGTGCCCTCGTCGGGTGTGCTCGCGGAGCGGCCGCCATCTACCTTCCGACCCCCCGGGGTATCCACCCCGGCCAGTCTCTCCAGCTGCGCCACCATGTGCGTCAGGCTTGGCGACACGAGGACCAGGCCGCCCTCCTGTTCGAAGCCCAGCTGGACCCGGAGGGACTCGTTGCCCGGTTCGTAGCTGTGGACCTTGCCCGGCACGCCCTGGGCTCTGGCTGCCTTGCCGCACAGGTCCGCGAACCCGTCCGGGATTTCTGTGGGGATCATGTCCAATCGTCCTCGAACTGGGCTGCGAACTCGTCTTTGGGTGCGATGGGGGTTCCGGCCCCCGGGATCACGCTTTCGCGAGTGATCCCAGGTGATCCCGGGTGTGATCCCAACCTAAGCTGATGAGATCCTTCATCTTCTTTAGGTGGGATCACTGGGATCACTATATTTTCGTCCCCTTCGCGCGCGTGCGCGCGCGCCGCCGCGTGCGCGCCTGCGGGTGCGCGGGCGGGCGCGCGGGCGTGACCCCTCGATTCTGGTGATCCCAGTGATCCCGTGATCCCACCCTCGGCTAAACCCCGTGATTGCGCGGGGTTGCGCTGGGCACCCCTGGGATCACCGCCGGGATCACCCGGATCCGGAGGTGATCCCGGCTCGTCCGGCCCGAGGAGCTGGGCCATGCGATCGACGTCGAGGCAGTAGAACCACGCGCGGGCTCCCTCGAGCCGCACGCGCTGGCGCAGGCGGGTCTTGCTCCCCGTCGTCGATGTGACGAGCACGCCCTCGCGGGCCCACTCGCGCGCGACGGTGCCGGTGGCGAGACCCCGGGCGTCGAGGCGCTCGTCGAGGATCTCGGGCACGATGAACAGGACGTCCCGGGGCTGCTCGCGCACGTAGATCCGGTCACGGAAGCCGGCGAAACGGGAGGCGAGGCGCGGGCCGTCTCGCTCAGGTTGGGCAATCCGCTTGGTGCCGGTGGTGTCGGGATCGAGGCTCGGCCAGGCCCCCGGTTCGCTGGCCACCCACTCCGCGACGGCGGTCAAGGCGCGCTGCCATTCTGGCACCACGGCCACGCGGGTCTCCGAGCTCTCGGCGAGCCGGCCGACGGCGCCTGGGGCCTA